GCTCTATTGATCTCATCCCATTTGAGGTGCAACCACGCAGCTGTTACAAGTTTGCCAAACTCTAGTGCACCACCCATAACAATAACGGACCAGAATGCGCCAGCAAATATTGTAGAAAGACCAACGACTGAAAAATATGCAGCAATACCGGCAAGTAGTATTGATGTAAAGAATGCTAGATAATTAATCATTCAACACTTGGTTTAGTTTCAACTTGAATTGACTAATCTTTTCAGACCTGTTTGGCCAATAGATGTATTCCTTATCCTCATTCTTAGATAAGTTTTCAAGTAGTGGAATAATAGCTTGGTATAGTGTTTGTGCTTTAGCTTGCCACTCTTCTGCCTGTGCTTGCCATTCAGCAGAAGATGAAGATACGGTTTCTAATTCTTTTGTTGCAGATTGTACTGCATCTAATTCTTTTTCATCTACCAGACTAAACCCAAAGTCGAATTCTGATAAATCTATGTTGTTTTTGCTCATACAAAAAACTCCTCTAACGTAGACCTGTGTTCTATAGACCAATCAATCTTATCACATATTGCTTCAATTGGATCCCTAAAGGTCTTGTTAAACATTTCTTCATAATCAATAAAGTTTTCCAAATTAAATTCTTTTGGAAGATAGTTAAGTGATCCAATTACTTTTTCACCAATTGGATTATGTTCTATCAGGTAACAGAATTTAATCTTGTCTCCATTTCTAATCAATTCATACTTATTCTTCAATTTCATCTTGGAGACATAATGATTAAAAAGTATTGCACCTTTTACGTGTGCAGGTGTTCCTTTTGTATAAATTGTAGAACTGCTTACATATTTATCAATGTTGCTACAACCACGAGGAAATGCTATAGATTCAAACGGCATTTTCTTAAACTTTTCATAGAAATCTTCGATGAATTCTCTCATAGGCAGTTCACCTTGATTCATCATAATATGAAGGCAATCATGAATAGCTTTTCTTACTACTTTAGGAGTCGATGACTTGATTGCCTCAAGTCCCATAATTTTAAGTTTAGGTTCGTTATACCTTACACCCTCACTATCATGCACATTAAGTACGTAATGTTTTTTACCTGTCCAAATACCTTTATCAGCTAGATTCTCTCGCTTCATAAACATCTTCTGTTCAAAGGCATTTACATAACGAGCAAGTTTAGCGTACTCATTATCAATGAAAGGTGTTAATATATCTTCACACACCTTATCCATGAAGTCAATAATCTTAGCAGTATCTGTTTCTTTGCAATGTGTCTCAACAACTTTGTCAAGTGTAATGTATAGTGAATCAGTATCTACTGCAATGACATAATCTGCTTCAGTGCCAAACTCTTTGTTAAGTTTTCTGTTGATTGCATTTTCCATCCAACGAATAGATAACTGACCTGATAGTGTAATTGACTCAGCAAACTTTGTATCATACCATCTAAAGAATGCATTTGCTAAAGCACCATAAGCTGAGTTCAACTGAATCTTTTTAGCCATCTGCATATTGTTGAACTTTGCAATATCATATTCTAACTTCTTAGATGGCTTCTTCTCGTATTCTTTCTTAGCTTCAATCATTTTAGATTTCCACTGAACACGATCATTGTATACTTTCTGCATAATCTTAGGTAAGAAACCATGCTTCAACTTTGTATACATTGCTCCGGATCCACAAACGGTTAGATCGTTCTTCTCTATGTGATCTCTAATTTGTGGGTCTGCGTATGCACCATTTAGAATCTCATCAACTGACATGCTACCACTAATAAAACCTTCATACGTTTCAGGTGATATGTTGTATTGCATAATCAAATGAGGATACAGACTGTTTAAGTCAAACGATACAACCCAATTATGTAGACCGACAATTGGATCTTTTACATAAGCTCCTTCAATCTTTCTACCAGTCACTTGTTCTGCTTCTGCTCTGTTGATAGGAGGCACAACAATATTCTTTTCTAGTAGCTCATTATGAATCATAATGTCCCACATACGTACGTTTGTGAGTGCATCCGTATAGTTGATACCACAGTCGTATGCTAGCGAGAGAGCTTGTTCAATGAACCTCATCTTCTCCTCTAGTCTTACAACAAGAGCAGTATCTTTTACGTTATAGTCCATGAACAGTTGATAGTTTTCTCTATACAACTCATCAAGTGAATTATATTCAGAGTAGTCAATCTTGTTCTCACCAAGCTCTACTTCTGCAATATGGTCTAGCTTATATGACTCTTGCTGAGTGTAAGTGAACTTTTTATACAGCGATAAGTAATCCAGCACACAAACACCGTAAATGTTTTTAGGAATTGGACCACCGTCTTCATCGTTATTAAAAGACCTACGTACAATCATTCTATTCGACACAATGCCAAATGGAGATAACTCTCTCATTGCATGTGTCCCAAGAACTCGATCAATCCTATTACAAATGTACGGAATATCGAATAGTTCTACGTTCCAGCCAGTGACGATATCTGGATCAAGAGCTTTCCATACGTTAATGAATTTACGTAATAAATCCAGCTCATTGTCACATTTGATATAGTCGACACCTTCTGGTGCTTCATAATTGTTACATCCAATAGCTACCGTCTTATCTCGTTGAATGACTGTAATAGCTGTAATAGGCATTTTAGCTATATTTGCGTCTGGAAATCCATCTGTGGCTTCTGTCTCGATATCAATGTATAAAACATTAACATCATTGAACTTATAGTCACATCTAGGAAACATCTCATTGATGTATGTGTATGCAAATTGCTGAACGCCATACACAGGAAAGTTAGTTGTTGCTTCGTGTTTCTTAATAAAGTCACGAGCAGTACCAATGGTTTCAAACTTCATTGGTTGAACTGGTTCGCCGTGTATTGTTTTGAATTTAGATTGTTTGCCAGGGTTACGTACGTAAAGTGTAGGCGAGTATTGTTCTATCGATTGTTTACGTTCACCATCTTCTATCCAACGACAGTAAACGTTATCTCCTAAACACTCTACGCTTGTATAAAATTTCATGCCTTTTTAACTCTGTCTCTCAGTTCGCTTGTACTAAATGAATGTGAACGACTATTATACAATATTTCTATCCCTTGGTCAATGCAATACTGTTTACCTGTGAAATCTTTTTCAAGGTAATCGCTACCTATAATCCTTACGTTGATTGGTAAGGTTTTAAGTATGTCTAGTACGTCTGCTTCTGTATTGTATACGACGACCTCGTCAACAAAACGGCAGGCAGTGATCTGCAACTGCCGTTCAAATATTGACTGAATTGGTTTATTCTTTTCAGGTCTATCAACAGATGGATCGTTTTGTAATCCAACAATAAGGTAGTTACAATTTTGTTTTGCTTCGGCTAACATTGCTACATGGCCTGCATGAAGCAAATCAAATGCACCAAATGTTATACCAATTTTACCTTTGTCGCTAACGTCTCCGTTGAGCCACTTTAACATATTAATCCTGTATGAATGATTGTACTTCGTCTGCTAGTAGTTTGTCTACCATATTGATTTTATCTTGAGCTTCAGCAGCTTTAGCAACTTCTACTTCAATTGCCTGTACGACTTCTGGATGTTCACCAATACCTACAGATCTCTCCTTGTATACCATAATGTTAGCTTGTGCTACTGCTAGATCACCTTCTAGCTTTTTCTTAAGCGCTACTAATAACATATCAGACATTTTCCAACCTTTTCATCAAACGTTCTGCCCTTTTGGTAACTTGTCTGTACCAAAGACTATCACGTCCTTCTACAGCAGCTTTTTTCCAATCATTATCTCTGATTGCTGCTTTGAAGTTGTTAAATTTATTAAGTCTGGTAAAACCTAAATTGAACATCATATTTGCAACTACTCTTTGTACTTCTTCTGGAAGTTCAAAAAAGTTTGCAAACATTCTCACACAATCTGATTCTACAGTTAAACAGTCTTGTTGAAAAGCCTCTGTAACTCTCTGCTCAGATACTGGTGTGTTAACGGGTAACCCATGTTCTGGATCCGTTTCTCTGATAAGATGCCCAATACCGAATGTAGGATAGCCAAGATGATCAAGGTAGATTTTATTAACAACACCTTCATCAAAAGCCAATTCCTCTTGTAATTTTTTCATGTCCATAGTGTTTCTCCAAAAAATAGGACCACATATAGTGGCCCTATTATATATCATAACGAAATTTAAGTCAACTACTTGACTTTGATTTCAATTGGTTTTTCTTCTTCTGGAATTTCTCTGACTAAAGAAATAGTTAGAATGCCATTTTTGTATTCGGCTTCTTTGACTTTAACATGCTCTGCTAAAGCAAAAACTCTTTCAAAAGATCTTCCTGCAATACCTTGATGAACAAAGTCTTTTTGTTCTTTGTCTTCAATTTTTGCTTTGACTCTTAATGATTGTTGTTTTAGATCAATACTAAAATCTTTTTTGTCAAAGCCAGCTGCAGCGATCTCAATAGCAAAGTTATCCTCATCAATTTTTACAATATTGTAAGGTGGATAATTACCGCCGACTGAGTTATGGATTCTGTCGAGTCTGTTGAACATTTCATCAAACCCAACACTAAATGGTCTGAAACGACCGAATGGTTCTTCGTAGATTGTCATAATTCCTCCTTTTCTAAGCGAAGTTAAGTTGTGAGCCTCTTATGAGCACTCATAACTATTTATATATTATATGCGATTTAACTATTAAAAGTCAACGCTTTATCCCATGTTTTTTTAATAAATTTGTCGTTCTGGTTGCCACCAGTAGAACAAGTGGAACAAGGGGATCCACAATCTGTTCTTTTTTTGTTCATAAGATTATATCTTATCTTATTCATTTTATCATTGTTCCATATTTCATGAAACGGTTGATCGTTTATGTTGCCAAAATTGCCACCAGTTCTTG